AGTGATGAGTTTATTGCAACCACAGCAAAATATTTGAGAACTGGTGAACCATTTATCTATGAGTTACCCTGGAATGTGGGCGAATACTTTGACAATATATTTGCAGAAGTACCCGGACAAGTTGTTCAGGGTGTGAAATTTGAAGGTGGTTATTTTCTAGTTAACGATGCGGTGGATCCTGTGCAGAGACACAGAATAGAACAGTTTGTTGCGGCGCTAGATCGTAATCATATTCCACGAAACAAAGTAATCTGGTTAACAGGCGACATAGACACTGAAAAATTTAACAACATATACGGTATACATGTGGTCGTATCTGACTGGAATGAGATTGTAGTCAGTGGTACAGTATTGCATAATCCTGAATTTGAAATTAATGATCCAGAGGATAAACCCAAACATAACAAATTCATCAGCTTAAACAGAATGTGGCATCAGCATAGAATGCTCCTGCTCTATAATGTAGTACGCCGCAATCTATTATCTCATTTTGACATCAGCTTCTTAAAAACAGAACCCTGCACAAACAAAACGTTCAGGGAAAGTTTTATGTACTTTGCTGAGGAGCGATTAAGTCCCGAACAATTAAGTACCCTGGATCAGGATATCCTACGAATAGAACAGTTATTACCCCTGGTTGTGGATATAGATGCCAGTGGCGGCGGCAGTCATGCTTACAATGTAATACACAGTCAATATTATTTTAATGTGGTTCCCGAAACAACATTCTTCAATCTAGGTGGAGAGTATTTGTGCACACATGCCAGCGAAAAGATATTCAAACCCATAATGTATAAGAGTCCATTTATATTGTTTGGTCCCGCAGGCACATTGCAAGCATTACGTAAACGAGGATATCAGACATTTGGCAGTTATATTGACGAAAGCTATGATCTTGAGCAGGATGATATCACTAGATTCAACAAAGTAATGGATCTAATTGAAAGCATATCCAGAATGAACAGCAGTGAATTAGATTCGCTATACGCTAAATTGTATCCCATTTGCTTGCACAATTATCAGGTGCTAAAACAAAGAAATAGCATAGCTTTGAATCAGCTTGTAAATAATTTAAAGAGCATTGTATGCTCGGGAAAACAAATAGTAGAAAACATATGAAAGTCGTACTAGTAACAGGTGGATTTGATCCCATACACAGCGGGCACATTGCCTATTTCAAGGCAGCTAGAGCACTTGGCGACAAGTTGATTGTGGGCGTAAACAGTGACAGCTGGCTCACACGCAAAAAAGGTCGCAGCTTTATGCCTGTTAATGAACGTGTCACCATCATAGAAAACATTGGCGTAGTGGACGGTTGCATCTTGTTTAACGACGATGACGGCAGCGCCAAAGAAGCAATTCGTAATGTACGCAGGCTCTATCCCGAAGCAACCATACTGTTTGCCAATGGCGGTGACCGCAATGCAGGTAACATACCTGAAATGGATGCTGGTGTAGACAATGTTGAGTTTGTGTTTGGTGTTGGCGGCGAGGACAAAAAGAACAGCAGCAGTTGGATCTTGGAAGAATGGAAAGCACCTAAGGTACAGCGCCCTTGGGGTTATTATCGTGTCTTGCACGATGTTAAGGGCATGAAAGCCAAAGAACTAACAGTTAATCCAGGATGCAGTCTAAGCATGCAACGCCATGATCTACGTGCTGAGTACTGGATTGTCAGTGAGGGGCAGGCTGTGGTTAATTCCAGAATGGAAAACGGCTATGCACTGCCACCAAAACTTCTGAATGTACACGACAGTTACAATGTGGCAGTTCGTGATTGGCATCAGCTGACAAACCCGTTTGATGTGCCCTGCAAAATTGTGGAAATACAGTACGGCGAACAGTGCGTTGAAGAAGATATCAAACGAGATTAAAGTTTGAGTTCTTGTTTTAATCGTTGTGCCAGCATGTTATATGCTTTGCTATTTGGATGAATGCCATCATAGAATAGTTCTTTACATTCTTCACAGGCTTTCATGATAGTGTCGCGCTTGTCTATTTCTTCCTCGATTCGTTGCACGCCAATCTGCTTGATATTTTTCTCTAGGTGTCCAATGTGACCCAGGAAGTTGGCGTAAGGCATTTTACGACCCAGTAACTCACTGCGCCAATCTTCTATCAGTACAGTTGCAAATGACAAAAGATCTTTGCGTCGCACTATGGGCTCGTGACCGCCAATAATAGTCCATTTTATTTTGGGATACTCGCTGTGAATTCCGCGGGCAATGTTGTAAGTGTATTCTGCAATGCGGTCTAGATATTGATCCACTGTCATGTGCCCGTAATTGTCACCCAAGCAGGAGACATCTCTCATCAATTCAGTGTGGAACCAAATAACGTGGTCAACTTTGAAATTGATGTTGGATAGGAAATAGTAGAACTGATACAGTTCATATAGATTGTTACTGCCACCATGCCCCTTTGCATAGACATTGGTGTAAGCATTCATAAGTTCGAATTCCAAGGGCTTGTAACCCTCAACATATCCTTGTCGCTCGCTGGTGCTCCAGCTGTCGCCAATAATAACGATGTTCTTTGCCATTCTGTTATTTATATACGTAGATAAATACAAAATATAGGAGCGTCTATGTGGACCAAAATCAAATCACTTTTAAACATTTTCAAATTCTTCAGAGAACGTGAAGAAAAGCGCAAGCAAGAAGAACAGCTCGCCAAGAGATTAGAAGAATTGCGTAAGAGAGATCCTTTCATTTACAAATGATTAAAAACATACTAGCTTTTGGTTGCAGTTTCACCTTTGGTGATGGCATCGACCATAAAGATAGCTGGCCATATGTTTTAGGTAAAAAGTTAGGAGTCCCAGCGCTCAACTACGGTAGGTCTGGCGGCTCAAACAAATTAATTGCCAGCGAATTCTTTAGGATTATAGACCCCAAGGAACATCAGGATAGCCTTGTGGTCATTGCCTGGACCAGCTATATTAGAAGTTCGCTCTGGGATGAGACTGAAAAGGTCTGGGAGCCTGTAATCGTGCAACAGTTTACACGTAAAGAAAAGTTCAAGCAGGCAGTAGACTATTACTATGCCAATATGTTTACACCCTACGATAGTTTCTTTACCATGTTCACTATCAAGATGTCTGTGGAGGCCTATCTAAAACAGCATGGCATTCGCTATGTATTCTTAAATGCACTACATGACGAATGGGACTACCAAAAGGTGGTAGATAACATACTGCACAAGATGCGAGAGACTGGCGATAAAGAACGCTACATGGATTTTTACAGTTCTATCTACGAATTAATCTGTAATGACAGACAGCAGTTCATTTGCTCGGACAACTACCATCCGTCTGAGGCAGGACACGAACTGGTCGCAGGAAAGCTGGCGGACTTTATAAACAAGAACAAGTTATTAGAAAGATTAAAATGAATATTTGGGGAATCAGTGCAAATAGCCACGATGCAGCTATCAGCGTTTGGCATGACAAAGATCTATTGTTTGCTGCACACAGCGAGCGTTACAGTGGTAAGAAGAATGATGGGGATCTGCACCAGGATCTTATCTTGGACGCACTCAGCAATGGCGGGGAACCTGATCTAGTGGTCTGGTACGAAAACCCACTAAAGAAAACAGCTAGACAACTATGGGCAGGACAAGGTCTGCGACTAAGTGAGAACAATATTGCAGCCTATCTTAGCCGCTACAATATTGAGCGCCCTATTGTATATCAACAGCATCACAAGAGTCACGCAGCGGCGGGCTATTATACCAGCGGACTTGCAGATGCCACGGTGGTTGTCATTGATGCGATAGGTGAATTTGAAACTCTGACCGTATGGCAGGGCGAAGAGCGCAAACTTAAAAAGGTCTACAGCCAGAGTTATCCAGATAGCGTGGGCTTGTGGTTTAGTGCTATGACGCAGCGATGCAACCTAAAACCCAACGAAGAGGAATATATCCTCATGGGCATGGCTGCATACGGTGATCCCAATCGCCTTAAGTCTGATATCTACAATGATTTCTTTAAGACAATCAAGGGTCCGGAGATTCGCTTTAAGGATAACCTGCATCGTGGTTGCTTATGGTGGAGACCTGATCTACAGACTGAGCAGGATATGTTTGATATTGCAGCAGCTACGCAGGCTATCTATGAAGAACTGTTACAGGGCATAAGCACATGGGCTCGCAGTAAGTTACCCAGCAGGAATCTTGTACTAATGGGCGGTTGTGCTCTTAATTGCGTTGCCAACAGTACAATTACTGGTGACTGGGACAAAGTCTGGATCATGCCCAATCCTGGAGATGCAGGCAGCGCAGTTGGTGCAGTTGCAGCATATATTGGCGAACAAGTCAACTGGCCCGGAGCGTATCTAGGTACGGACATGGGCAGCAAATATCCTGTGGAGGAAACTATCGATGTTCTCAAAACTCAAAAGATTGTGGGAGTGGCTAGTGGACGAGCAGAGTATGGCCCGCGCGCCCTGGGACATAGAAGTCTATTGGCGGACCCAAGAGGACCTGAAATCAAAGACACAGTCAACGCAATCAAACGCAGACAAAAGTTCAGACCATTCGCACCAGCAATCCTAGAAGAATATGTGCACGACTACTTTGACATGCCTAAAGGAATAACAGCAAGTCCTTACATGCAGTTTGTCGCTCGTTGCACTAAGCCAGATGAATTCCCAGCCATTATTCATGGTGACGGAACAAGTCGTGTTCAGACTGTGAGCAAAAACGACAGCCCTGGATTCAGAAAGTTACTGGAAGAATGGTACAAGGAAACTGGTTGCCCAATGTTACTGAACACCAGCTTAAACATTAAGGGCATGCCTATGGTAAACAATCTGGCTGATGCCCGTGCGTTTACAGAGAAATACAATGTACCTGTGCTGAGTTGAAACATTAAATACTAGCATAATGCTAGATGTATTCTTCCTAAGTTACAACGAACCCTACGCCGACGAGCACTATGAGAAGCTACTAGAAAAAGCTCCTCATGCTCGTCGTGTTCACGGAGTAAAAGGATTTGTTGAGGCCCATAGAGAATGTGCTCGTCAGAGCCTAACCTATAACTTCTATGTTGTGGATGCTGATGCCATAATTGTTGATGATTTCGATTTCAACTTCACGCCCAGCAAATACAACTATTGGTGGAAGGGTATACCACAAAGTGAATGCCTTTGCGTCTGGAGCAGTGTCAATCCAATCAATGGTTTGACTTATGGCTACGGCGGTGTTAAACTTATACCAAAGATACCTTTACTTAAAAAAGACAAAGATACCATTGACTTTAGCACTGGTTTTGGTTTGCCTTTTAAGGTATTTGATAGGGTAAGCAACATTACGGCATTTAACTTTGACGAGTTCAATACTTGGCGTAGTGCGTTTCGTGAATGTACCAAGCTAGTTACCAACCTTACTAATAAGGAAATGGAAGAGCTAGATGATGTCAATTACGAAGAAATACAACGAGCAAAGGCAGTGACCAGACAACGCCTAGAAACATGGTGCACTGTGGGAGCAGATAAAAAATTTGGTAGCTATGCACTGGATGGTGCTAGGCGAGGCAGACAGTTTGGGCAGGACAATATCAACAATCCCGAACAGTTAAAACTGATCAATGATTACGAATGGATGAAAAATGAGTTTACTAGATTCTTTGGAAGTTGAGAACAATTTTAAAGAAGTTCTTGAGCTAAGTGAAATACCCGTTGTGTTTCTCAGCTACGACGAACCAAATGCTGACGCAAACTATGATCAGCTGATACTTAAACACCCTAACCCAGAAATGGTCAAACGGGTGCATGGTGTTAAGGGATTTGATGCTGCACACAAGAAGGCTGCGGAAGTAGCGGGCACGGAACGTTTCTTCACTGTGGATGCGGACTGTGTGGTGGACAAGAGTATCTGGTTCAAGAAGCTGGAGATCACAGCAGAAACAAGGCGTGCAACATTTAGCTGGAGCAGCCGCAACGTGGTCAATGGACTGGTATACGGTAACGGTGGTATTAAATTGTGGTACAGTGACTATGTTAAAAACATGAAGAGTCACGAGGCTGCGGATAAGACTGACGGACAAAACAATATTGACTTCTGCTGGGACTTTGAAAACTACAAGCAGATGAACAATACCTACGGTACAGTTATGAACAACGCTACGCCTTATCAGGCGTTCCGTGCTGGATTCCGTGAGGGCATTAAGATGGGTCTGGACCAGGGTCATAAGGTAGATCCCAAGGACTTTAACCACAAAATGTACCCAGCAAACTTCAGCCGTTGGCTAACCTGGATGACAGTGGGGCGTGATGTAGAGAACGGCGACTGGGTAATCTACGGTGCGCGACTAGCAACATATAAGCTATACATTGAAAACTTTGATCATACCATGGTTGCTGACTACGACCAGTTCAAGGAACTGTGGCAACAAGTGGTTATTGAAACAGACAACGGCAGATTCCTTGAGGATAAGTCGCACAAGCTATTGGTTGATATCAAGGACACCCTAAAGCTACCTTTAGTGGAACTGGACGCAGATCAGAGTATTTGGTTTAAGCATGTGTACATCAGTCCAAGCAAGGGAACAGGCTGGCCTATACTGTTGAATTGCAGTGCCCTGCCACTGTTTGGATTTAAACTACCGGAGTGGTAATGGTTCCAGTATTCTTCTTGTACACACGAGAAACTAACATGAATGAGAACTGGGAACGCTTGTTAAGCAAGGTTCCCGATGCCATCAGTGTGGCCAGCGTGGGTACAATATTTGAAAGTCACAAGCATATTGCTGACATGGTCGAGGGCGACAAGTTCTATGTTGTGGACGCAGATTGCTGGATTGTGGACAAATTTAATTTCCAAACTAAGGTGGACCTAACACCTAAGAGTGTCGCTGTATTCAGAGCAAAAAATCCTATTAACGGATTGGTATATGGACACGGTGGTATTAAACTATTCAGTAAAGATTGTTTTAGTGCTGAACGACTGGACAAACCCGACATGACTACCTCACTGGCAGACAGCTACATTAAAGTAAATGTTCTAGCCAGTGAACACAGGTTTAACTATACGCCATTCAGTACCTGGCGTACTGCATTTAGAGAGGCAGTTAAATTAAGTACAGGCGTCAATAAGAATAACAACGACCAAGAAAGCCTGGACAGGCTCAACATGTGGTTGCATGCGGGACAAGAAGCACGATATGGTGACTTCTGCATACAGGGTGCTCGTCAGGGTGAAGAATATGCCAAGCGAAAGGGCGCTGACCTAACTGTGGTCAATGATTTTGAATGGCTACGTAAACGTTTTATAGACTGGACAGGATTAAATGAGTAAAGAAAAATTAAGCAGTTGGCTCTTTGGGCTAGAGAAGTTTTATGAGTTCAGAGAGGAAACGGACAAGAAAGAGTTCGTTAAGAATATCATCAGATTGATACACAATAGCGATCAGGATAAGGCATGGGGTCTTAAAAAGTGTATCACCACTGACTATGAAAACTATCCCGATGAAGGAAGAGATGGTAGAATAAGCATTTATGTGGAGATTATGAATCAGGCATCCGTGTCACATAACACCATGTTCTGGTTAATGTCCACTGTCTGGAAAGAGGATGAGCTCATTGAGAAACTGCATCTGTTATTCAATAATACAGATTTAAGTGTTGCTGATGATTTGTTCAGTAAGAGCCAGGTGGTAAGTAAAATCTGGATGGCAGAGACGCTGCACAAGTTAGCGTCCAACTTAGATGATGTTGTTCTATTTGGTGGCTGGTACGCCCAGCATATTTGGTATCTAAGCAAGGTGGGATTCAAGCGAATCTACAATGTGGATCTGGACGAAGAGACCTTAAAGAAGTCACAGTATATTATGGGCATGCCTAACTATAAGGCCTACGTTGGTAATGTAAATGAAATCGTAGAGGAAGATGGCAACGTCAAGCTGGGCGGTAAGAGTATAGACGCCACCTTGGTGATTAACACAAGTGCAGAACACATGAGTACAGAGTGGTTTGACAAGCTGGCTCTGGGACAATTTGTTCTATTGCAAACCAACGATATGCGAGACATGGTGGGTCATGTTAGTTGCGTTGACAGCCTGGAAGATGCCAGGAAGAAATATCCCATGAGGCATACATTATTTGCGGGCGAGCTTGCATTAAACAACGGTAAACGATTCATGCTAATTGGAATGAAGTGATGTATAAGTCTAACGAAATAACAACAGTACATCTTGAAGTTACTGAGCGCTGCAACGCCAGTTGCCCCCAATGCGCCCGCAACATCAACGGCGGCGAGGTCAATCCATTATTGCACGATGCTGAACTCAGTCTAGAAGATGTAAAGAAGATCCTGCCAGAGGAGTTTGTTAAACAGTTGAACAGGTTGTACATGTGCGGTAACTACGGTGATCCCATTAGTGCAAAGGATACGCTGGAGATTTTTGAATACCTACGCAGTTGCAATGATAAAATGCAGCTAAGTTTCCACACGAATGCCAGTGCCAAAACACCTGAATGGTGGAGCAAGCTGCCAGCAGCCATGGGTCGTAGACACTATGTTGTATTCAGCATAGACGGTCTTGAGGATACTAACCACTTATATCGTCAAGGTACAGTATGGAAAAAGATCATGGAGAATGCCGAAGCCTTTATTAAGGCGGGCGGCAAAGCACGTTGGGACTTTATCGTATTTGGTCATAATGAACATCAGGTTGAGGAAGCCAAGGCCTTGGCCGAAAAGATGGGCTTTGAAAAGTTTAATGTTAAAAAGAGCAA